CAAAGCGCATAAGGGGCGGGGTTTTATAAGCTTGATGCATAGGCGCTTTCCAAAGCCCAAAACGAAAAGAAAAACCCAAAAACCTAGGTGCTGTTTTAGCTCTCCCATAGAGGGGAACAGACACTAAAACAAACCCTAGGATTTCCAGCGAAACACTCACCAGAGAGACACTAGAAAACACTGGAAAACATCAAAGTGACCGGGCACTCGCAAGGGAGCAAATCCATAGCCTCTACGCTGAGAGAAAGCACTATTAGGCTACTACCCCAGCGACCTGGGCACAGACCCCCCTAGAATCGCGTTTAAACAGGTTTAACCCCCCTGGAAAGAGGAGGGGGTAGGACTGGGGCGATCAAGAGGGAATCTATAAAACCTGTGTTGCTGATGTAACCCTAGAGGGTGTTAGCGTTATCGGCTTGCTCACTGATGACGATCTGTCAGACATCGATGACGCTATCGAGCCCGCTGTCCATGCTGATGCGGGTGATCGTAGAGCGACAGGTTCGAACACTATCCCTGGCCCATATCCAACACTGTAAGGTGATCAAAATGAAAAGCTTTTTTCTTGACCTAATGCATGCATTCATCTTTGCTGCAACCATCGGAGCACCTTTTGTGGCTTATTTCATCATTTATGGGGCTTAATATGACGAACGAACAAATCAGACACTATTACGATACTCATTTGAATATGACATTAAAAGAATTGTCACAAATGACAGGCAAAACAATTCCAGAGCTTAAGAGAATCATTCTTAGCTAATCCTCAAATCAATATATTCACGAAATGAACAAAATGAAAAACCCCTACAAATCAATCCTTAAATCTCTGGGTTTGCCTTATAAAACAATCCTGGGTGAATCATCATCTAAAACTGTCAAAGGTGAATCAATCGGTTACCTGACAGGCATAGTATATTTAAAACCTGATTACAAAATCTGTTCGATGGCAAAGCTTGCTGGGTGCATGTATGGCTGTCTTGAATCATCAGGTAGGGGTGCTTTTAATTCTGTACAGCAAGCCCGAATCAGTAAAACCCGTTTTTTTTATGACAATCAGCAAGCATTTTTATTGTCATTTGCAGCTGATGTGTGGACACTACAAAACAAATCTAAAAAGCAAGGGTTCACACCTTTGGTTCGCCCAAATGGGACATCAGATATCCCTTATGAAAACCTGATCGTATGGGACAACAAAAACATCTTTCAATTATTCCCTGATGTCCAATTCTATGATTACACGAAACACCCAGGGCGAAACCTGACAGGCAAAACAGCCGGAAATTATGATCTCACTTATTCATTTTCCGCTATCACCCCAAAACCCGTAACCATCAAAGGATTACAGAATCCAAATAATTCCCGGGTTGCTGTAGTGTTCCAAAAGCAAGCCGATATCCCTGTGACATTCAGGGGCTGGAATGTAATTGACGGCGATAACACTGATGTGCGACACATCGAACCTAAGCAAGTAGTAGTGGCTTTGTATGCCAAAGGCAAAGCCAAAAAAGATACATCAGGGTTCACCCAGATTCGGGGTGTTCACTATGCATAAAGATTTTTATACAGCATACGACATGCATCCGGGCGAAGCTTATGAGCGGATTCAATATCTCATGCAAAAGTATGGTTTCTTAAAAGATGAAGCATCAGAGTATTTTTATTATGAGCCATATGATGAGGCGGATTGGGGAGACTATGAGTAAGCTTTTGGCCTTGATTGCAAGAGCTAAGCTCATTCTGATCACTGAAGAGATTAGGCAAAACCTAAAACGCTAATCGGCCCTTTTTGGGCCTTTTTGCTTTGCTGGGTTTGCTTTTGGGTGTCTGACACCTAGGGCGAAGCTTTGCCCATTGTTTTTAGCTTGCTTTTTGGGCTTGCTGGGTTTGCTTTGCTTGCTTTTTTTGCTTTGCCTTGCTGGGTGCTGGGTTTGCTTTGCCTGTCGTTTTAGCCTGTCATCAAGCGCTGGGTTTCCCTGTCGCTTGCTGGGTGCTTTGCCTTGCTGCCTGGGTTTCGCTTGCTGGGTTTACTGGTGCTGGGTTTCGTTTGCTTTTCTATGGGGGTTGATTGTCAGACACTACAAAAACCATGTATTCAAGCCGTTTATCGGGCTTTTGAGGCACTTTTCTGGGTTGCAGCCACCTAGGGTGCATCAATATGCGTTGTGCGATTGTGGGCGATTCTATTGGATTTCCAGAAATCTATGGGGGTTTACCCCTAGACATCCCCCTTGCCGACCCCTCTCGACGGCTTTTGGAGACCAAATATTTCTCCAGAAATAAAAGACCCCCCCTCCCCAAAAAATTTAGACCTCCCTAAAAAAACCCAAGACTTTTTCAGGATTTTCCGCAGCTTTTTGTCCAAAAAAAAGACCCCCTTTTGGAGGTCTAAGTCCCAACTCACAAGGAAGTCATTTCAGGAATTTGAGCTTGTAGATCGTACTGTCAATCAGATCTGCAATCGTATCGATAGCATTTTGGATCTCAGTGTCCTGCGGTAGCAATTCCCTCTCGTCTTTTACAAAGTCTTTCAGGGATCGCAACTCATCCAAGGCATTGTCCATTGGCGGGTAGTAGTCAACAGGGTATTCAATCAACTCCTCTGTTACGCCTTGAATGCTCTCTGCCACCACATCAACCAGGTCAGGCAATGCTTGGTAGAAAGCCCCCAAAGCCATGTGTTCAGAGTAACTGGTGCTTTTCAAGTGCAACAGGTGCGTGTTGGTAGCTGCATGAAGCAGCGTCAGAATAAATTGACCAACATCTTTGTTCATATCAAGCCCTTGTCTTTCAAAATCTGTCGAGATTTAACCATTGCCATTGTAAAAGCATCTTCAACATTCTCCAAGGATAGATGTTCTGGACGCTTTCTTTGTCTGTCGTATGTGGCATGGCATTCACTACACCCATAAGCCCCATGCTCGTCTTTGGCCTTCAAACCCATCCCTTTGCCATGCTCGTAGCGATTACTGTGACACCAGACAACAGTCTCGGGGTTGTAGTTGCAAACACCAGGGAGATTGATGGTGCAATCTTCACCCCTAGCGCTTTTTCTGATTTTGGTCATTGCCTAGACCCTTGCAAACCCCTCAAAATGTTTAATGGCAGCAGAAATGTAAGCGTCATATGCTTCATCTTTTGATTCATAGCATCCCAATGCAATGTGTTTGTAGTTGACCATAATTGAAGCTCTCCATTTTTTTATATCTTTTCTCCAGCTTACGCCCTTGCAGCCAGATTTGTTGGCTTTTGAAATAAGAGAGTTTGCTATGTTTTGTGATTGTGTTGCAAGTCTCAAATTGGTGATTCTGTTGTCGGCCTTGTTGCCATTGATGTGATCAATGTTTGATGTTGGCATAGCACCATACACATAAAGCCACGCCATTCTGTGAGCCAAGTAAAGACGGCCTTTTAAGCACAAAACAATGTATCCGTTGCCCTTGTCGCTGCCAACCAAATCGCCTTCTTTTGTTGAGTTGCTAGTTTTTTTCTTTCTTGAAAACTGACCTGTTGTTTCATCGTAATGAAAATATTCGTGCAGATATTCTTGCGTGATCATGTTGAACCTTACATGAAGCGAACCAGAAGTTGAAATGGCAGGCAGTGGTTCAATCTGCTTTTCCCCCGCTAAAGGTAGCCAAGTTCAATTATCACAAATTTTTTAACTCTTGTCTCTTTGAATATTCCTGTGTTTTCCAGGTATCAAAACGCATCTGAGCGGCCATCAACATGAATTTGAGGTTCTCTTCTTCTTCAGTTGCTGCTTGCAAACCCTTTAACTGGGCTTCGTAGTCAGGGTGGGCATAGGCATAGGCTTCTTTGTTGCCCAGCGTACCCTCCTCTTGGTTCATCAAACGGCTCTTGACCGTTCTCAAGTAGTTCTCAATAAACACCCGCTCTGCCTTTGCTTTTGCAAATTTAGGGGCGTTTTCCATGATGTATGCAACGCATTTGTTTGGGTTTATGTCATTCATTACGATTCCAATTTTTCATCAATTAATTTTTGTACACCTGCACTCAGATCACCTTCCCCCATGTCCATCAGAAGAAGATATTGCATTCTGGTGTGGTTGATGTACACCTTTGCGTCATAGGGCCGATCTCTTTTCTTTCCAGCTCCTTTACGCCTACCACCCCACTTACCAATAGGTCTGCCAAGGCGTTTAGCTCTGGCCTCTCTACGCTTTTCACGCTCTTCAAGCACCAGCCACTCTGGCTTTTTGTACTCAAACGGGTTGTCAAACTCCATAATGTTTAACTTTCGAAATTACATAAGCCCAAAAAGCACCTCCAGCAACTTTTGCGGCAAATTGCATTGCAACGATTTGTGGCATCAACACACCAAAAGCCAATGTTGGGAACACAACACTGTCTACAGCAGCGCCAGCAATGTTGCTTCCATTAGCTCGTTTAATCCATGTGCCTGTGAGTTTTGCAAACACAGCCCAATCAATAACAGATGCAGCCGTAAAAGAAACAGCAGAAGCAATAGCAATCATCCCAGCAGCAGGGTTTAAGATATATGTCAACAGCCCTGTGCTAACAATCAAGCATCCCATTTGCCAGGCTTTAAGACGCTGATGCAATAGGTCACGCAATGCTAAATCAAGCCCAATAAACAAAAAAGAATTTATGGGTGACACCCAAGGGCCAAAATGTGAAATAGACAAGTTGGCGGCAGTCATTGCCAAAGCGTAAATTGCGATTGCGATTTTCATATCAATGTTTCCTGTATCGGTTGTTTAATCCATTTTTGCGCTGAGTTATAAGATTCAATTCTTTGCCTCATAACCATTGCTCTTGCTTCTTTTGTTGGTGGTGGGTAATTTCCATTCCTCCATTTGTTATCTATTCCAACATTTCTTCCAATATTTGTACTGTCAGCAGAAGAAAAAGGCAATTTTGTAAAGACCTCAGGGTCAAGCATTCGCAAACCATGAAGTTTGCATATTGGAGACCCATCAGGGCAAACAACATTCATTGCTTCTGCTATGCGTCCCCACCATTTTGAGTTGCCAATTTCCGAAAACTCCCCAGAAGAACCTATACAAACTCTATGAAAGTCTCTGGCAAGCCAAGAAAGTCGGCTCATTGATTCATGCATATGCCACACAGGTGAACCAAAAAATTTACCTAAAGGCCAAGCACGGACAAGTTGGTTATTGTCTTCCTCAGTGCCATCAATCACATCAGGAATGACAGCAAAGTCGCAATTAGGCATTTTTTTGCAAGCAAAAGCCCACTCGTAAAAGTCAGACCAATCCGTTCTTGGATTGCCACTTTTCCATGCGCTAAACGCTCCATTATCAACAGCAAATGATTGGCAAACTTCAGCAGCAATCCCAAGTTGGTCTGGATGTTGAAAAGAAACAAATGCATGACCAGCTTGCACGGCGGCAACAGCAGCAGTTGCAGGGGTAATCGGCATGCCGTGATAGTGAATCATGCTGTCTCCAGTATGGGTCGAGCTTTCTTCAGCCGGATCTCTTCTTGAACAATGAATAAGGCTTGCTCCATGTCCCTGACCGAACATTCATCCAACTGAACATCATGCAAATCCATCACCAACTTGACCGCAGTCATCTCTGGACCAGTAAAAGCAAACCTGTTTTTCTCAACACCACGCTTACCCATTGTGTAAATAGCGTCTTGTGCTGCTTTGATCTCTTCAGCCCAGTCTCGTCCTAAGTCTTCTCGGAGTCTGACTAAAGCCTCACTCATGTTGACAGCAGCAATCAGGATGTCTACATGCTCCCTTGTACCTTGTCCTTTGAGAATAGAGTCAAGTGCTTCATGGTTCTTCAGTTTCAGAGCAACACCAGCAGTAGGGAGTGTTCCTACCTTTTTCATTCCAGCAACAATCCAAGAAAGGTTGTCGTAACGAATGCCACGGGGTTTGTATTTGCTTTTCTTCTTCATTTCACTCTGTCCTTGTATCGGTTGTATCTCCAGGCTGTTGCTTCCTTGTCTATACGCCTCCAGACCTGTTCCTTGTCATGCGATTCCATCTCATTCCATGTGGCCACTTCCATGTAAGTGCGTCCACAACCCTTGCAATATTCGTCATACAAGGTCGTACAGACTGCTATGCATGGACTGTCGGGCCTCATGTGTTCTTCTCCTTGAGTTTGGCTTCTGCCCATTTAGCGCCAGCACGAAAGTCTGGCGACCAATGCGTTGTTTGCATTTCGTCATCTGTCAGCCCCACCCATTGCCGCTGTACTGCAGGCGGGGTGAACATGGCCTCGACCTTGGCGGTATAGTCGCGCTCACAGTAAACAGACACTGTGTTGTCTTTGTCGATGGCGAGATCGGCCACAACCATATCGTGACCCCATGAGGTTTTGACAGGGGCTTGATGCCACGGCCACGCCACAGGCTCCTGCACAGGTGCTGCGGGTGGAGTACAGGTGTGGATGCCGCTACCAAGCCGCTTACCGCATCTTTCGCAAAAGTTGCGTTCTTGCACAGGTGCTGGCTGTGCGTTAATGTCGCCAGTTGCCATGTACCGATCAAGCTGTTCTTTTGTTACGTCACCAAATTGCCGGAGGTGATAAACAGGCTCCTGCACAGGTTCTGGATGTAAAGGCCAAGGCTTGCCGCCGTGAAAAGTTTTTACATACACAGGTGCTGCAAGGGCACGCTCATCAGCACGAACAAGGGCTTCAAAGGCTTTGAGGGAATCTATGCTGCCCATAAAAAAGTCATGTTGCATTTGTGAGTCATAGTCACGCAGGTCTTTCCAGCCAGCCTCACGGGCCATGTCTATCGTGTCTCTCATTTCTTCTCCCTCAAGCAACTGCAAGTCCAACCGCTTGAGTCATAGCCCAAGCCTTGGCAGTAAGGACAATGCTCGTCAGTCACTGCTGGCGGTACGGGGGTAAACAAGCGCTTGATCCAATTGATGATGGCTGTCATGCTGTTACCTCTTTTGCCAAAATATCTTGCAAGCCCTTGAGAACCTGCTCTGCTTGCTCACGAGTTAGCGAGGTGTACAAAGAACCGTTGTGAACACCTAGACGAATCCATGCGCCTCCATCGTCCCACTCGGACACATAAACATTGACGCCTGTTTGGGTTTTAATTTCAATCTCTGTCATTTCATTACCTTTCGTTGTTGACGGATCAATTATTCACTTGATTTATTTGAATTTGTATAGGGACTTACCCTTAGTCAATGCTTTCCTTAATTAACACCTCAACCATACCAATGGTTCCGTAAACTTTCTTTGAATAAATCTCCACAATCTGGCTGTCATCGTCATAAACTATCTTGTTCATGGCATCAAAGTAAGCCTTCAAAATATTATCGCAGTCAGGCTTCTTGCATGGCCTCTCCAAGCCATCTAAACAGGCCTTAAAGCGCTTTTTAGGGTATGACTGAGGGATTGGTACTGTGATGTAGATATAAGCCGCTACAGGCGTTTTTAACGGCTCGTTGCTTCCCATCGCTTGTTTGGCAGCTTCCCTGATCAAATCCTCGTAATCACGGGTCTTGGTCGGTGTATAGGTTGAAACAAAGTTACCCCTACGAGCAAATTTGGGTCTGCCTTTGCCTATCGGGGTGGCTTCAACTTGAAAAGTAATGTGCATTACCACGGTGCTGGCTCCGTAGGAATGGGTACATTGACGGGTTTGACAGGCTTTCCATTGCATACCGGGAAAGGCCATATGACTTTTTTGGTGATCATTCTCGTTTTCCTTCCATGAATTCTTTGAAGTAGGCGTGTATTCGTCTTACGCCATCAGGGCCATACCACTTGACCGAACCCTTGATAAGCTTCAGAGTGTTCTCTTTGTCTTTCAGGGTTTCGTGGGTTCTCCAGATCTCTCTTGCTCTTCCAATCTCGTCTTGGGTATTCATGTAAACACATGGGGGTAGTTGACGAACCACTGTGGTCGGTCTTTGGGTTGGCCAATGTACTGTTGGGCATCCCTGTGAAACCAAAGCTTGATGGTTGGCTCACCCTCCACCGAACCTTCGTAGTTCCGTTGTTTGCGGCAAAGCAGGTAGTGGTCAGGGTCTTCAAGGGACTTGGCAAACTCACCTTCAGTCTTGATGTCATCCTCTTTTGACTTGTTTCGCCAAACCAACATCACATTGTCAACTTGGTCGGTGATAGCACCAGAACCCTTGTTGTCGTGTTTGTCAGGCATGGCGTACTCGTTGGCTGGCTTCTTCAAGTGGTGAACCAGGTGAATGTGGACATCGTAGTCACGAGCAACACTAGTCAACTCGTCAACAAAGACCTTTTGACCGTTATAGTCATCCTCACCCTTGACGCATTTGGCAAGGTTGTCAACAAAGATGTGAGTAATGCCAAGCTCTTTGGCACAGTATCGGACCATACCGATAACAGTCTCAGCGTTTGCTGTTCCCATCTGGTCGTACAGCCACATGGTTCCATCTGTCCATGTGCCGAACTGGTCGTACATATCGTCCAAGGCTCCGATACCCTTTTCACCTTGGAACTCAGGCATGAAAGGGTTGCACCCAATCCACATTCTGGCCATACGCTGTAAGGTGACTGATGGCTTCATCTCAAAAGAAGCAATGCAGACCTTCTCACCTTGGCCGATCAGGGATAAGGCAACTTGGGAGGTCATCAGGGATTTACCATGACCGTTCTGTCCTGACCAAAGGGTTACCTCACCTTTGCGAAACTCAAAGTTTTCCTTGGTATGGTCCCAAGGCAGGTACGAGACTTTCTGGTCCTTCTTGGTTCGCAGTCTTGCCTTGATGTAATCAATGTACTCTGAGGCTTTCTTGACCTTGGTTTGGTTGTCGGTTTCCTTGAGGTACTGGGTGAAGTCGATTGTGTCTGGGGTTATTACAAGTGCCATTTCATTTCTCAATATAAATTTCTGACCATCCGGTCTGCCGAAAGTATGGTTGACCAGGGAGCAAAACGGAACTGGTGATTACCCTTGCTTTGGCATCAACGAGCTTCTGGTGGATTGCCTTGGCTCTACGCTCATCAAAGCTTGTCAGGAAGACTGTCAAGCCAATGACGAAACGCAGGTCAAGGGTATGTAGGTCATCTTTGACCACACAGATGGTTGGGAAGTCATCCCACTCATGCCACTCATGGGCATTCAGGGACTTGTGGTCTTCAATGGAGATGAACTGGGGTGCTTTACCAGCCATCCTCATTCGAATGAGTGGTTCATGGCCGACCATTTGTCATCCTCTTGAGTTTTTCTGCTGCTGTCAGTGGTGGAGCAGCGATCTCATCCTCCCAGCGTTTACCGTTCAACCATGTACTTGGGTGTGGGATGTACTGGGTATCCTTGTCTTTCCAGATGGTTCTGACTTGGATACTCAGAGAGTGAAGGATTTTGTCCAGCAATGGTTGGTCAACCTTAAGCTTTGCAAAGACCCGTTTGGCAAATTCCTTGTTGGTCTTCTTGGGGTAGGCTTTCCAAAACGAATCGAATAAGGGATTGCCCTGTCCAACAACAGTATTGGTTAAATTACTGTTTTTAATTCCTGGTTCTATCATCCGATTTGGAGGGAGGGGTCCATCCGATTCTGAGGGATGGTCCATCCGATTTGGAGGGTCGATTGCTCGATTCTGGCTATTGATGTTCAAAACATATTGATTTGGCCTCTTCATGTTGTCTGCAAATTTATGAACAATTTGCAAAAGACCGGCCTCTTCTAAGTCAAGAATATGCCTACGCAAAGTAGACAAACCCATGCAGCATTCACTTGCCAACAATGGCTGAGATGGATTGCATTGGCCTGTGTGACCATTTGAATGATTGGCAAGAAGCAACAAAACAAGCTTTTGTCCAGAGTTTGCAGTTGATTGCTTGACTGCCCAAGTCATGGCCTCAAAGGACATCGTCTTTTCCTTCCAAAGCCCACTCAATCATTTGCTCTTTTGTCATCCCTCTAGCTTCAAGCATTCGATCGGCAAGAATATAAGCCGTAGCTACGATGATTTTTCCAGACATTTCATGAGAGTTGGACTCATTTATTGCCATACGAGCAGCCAAAAAACAGGCAAAGTTATCCCTAATCTCCATCGGTTCCATAAAGAACTCCAAACAAAAAAGGGCTACACCTGCTGTCTCACCCTTGCGGATGTTGGCGGACTGGCTCAGTACCAGCAGACAGCATGTGTAACCCCACTGAGAAACGCCGCCAAGCGTTATTTGCGTGGATTATGACCGATCCCAAATGAAGTTGCAAGAGTCGCACTTCTTATGGGAATGCCATGTCTCGTAGTCCTTGAAATGCTTCTCCTGGCACTTGTCAGAAGTACACACAGGACACTTGATCTTCTTGCCAAAGATGGCATCAAAGTTGTTTGCAAAAGTCTTGTGATCGACCTCAAAGGGTCTTGGTGCTGAACCTTTACTCATCGTTCATCCACTTGTCGTAGTTGAAAGTTCGTTCGTTTTGAAAGCTTTCATCACGGATCTTGCGGTCATAGTAAGCATCAAGCAAAGCAGCTTTCTGTTGGTCAATGACATAAGTGCCATCAGGCTCTGGCATCAAGCCAGCACGGGGAGCGTCATATTGGAAGTCATTTCTCACTTGGTTTCGCCTTTGAGTAGTAGTGGGTGGTTTTACGATCCATGTTCTTGGCAACAGCAAAACTGTTCATGGATGCTCTCTCAGCATTGGTAAACAGTGATGGCTTCTTGGATGCCCAATCAAATGGACTTGGTTTCGTAGATTTCATGAATGGGTTTTACCTTTCTATAACTTGCAATTTCAACAGCCCTAATTAAAGCACCAACGATGGCTGCTTCCCAGTCCTCCTCGTCAAAGTGCTGGGATAGTCGGTCAGTGGCAAGAGTGATCATGTCAAACGCCAAGGTTTCTTCGATAGTGTCAGGGTGGCTCATATGGTGAGCCTACCAAAAAATAAACAACAAACAACTGGGGAAAACCCCTATGTTTTTTTTGAAAAAGGCAGGTTACAGTCACTTCCCTTGCTTAACGAAAGGAATTCAATGAACACGCAAGCTCTTACTAAGGTCCGTCAACTCTTTTGCGTCAATGGTGTCCCAGCACACATACAACGACACAACTGCCGTCAATGGGTCAAATCAATCCGCCACCTGGGTGACAAGTGGCTGCTGGCAAAGAAAGTACAAAAAGTATGAACAACGTAATCAAAACAACCTTTGTCGGAAAAAATCCATTCAAGGAAAAGATGGTCACAGTAGATGTGTCTACCATCAAGGTCACAAACGACAAGCCAAAGAAACGCAGACCAATCCACTGCAAATATGACCCTATCTTTGAGCAACTTGAAGTCGGTAAAGCACTGTCCTGCTTGCCAACTGATTGCGACAAGGTTGGCCAAGCACTGCGTGACTACATCCGCCGCAGTGGGTTGGACTGGGTTGTCAAGGTCCAAAGCTCTTACAGCAAAACGTCAGGTCGTGTATTCGTAGTCGCAAAGGAAAAGAAATGAAAGACTTCTTACAACAAGCCAAAGAAGACCTGCATGGCGTGGTCTACTGCCCATACTGCATGGAGCCTCGTAACGACAAGCGCTCTTGCTGTGGTGAGAACCACTTCATCGAATTCCAAGACTTTGATGACGATACGCAAAAGCAGATCATCCAAGACGAATATGACTCAGCTAACTGGAAGTAATGTATGTCAATTGAAAAACTCCTCCAGACCAATGTAAACGGTCATACAGAAAAGAAGAACAACCTGACATACCTGTCATGGGCTTGGGCTTGGGCAGAGGCTTTAAAGGCCGATCCTGCGGCTTCTTACAAGGTCGAGACATACCAAGAACATGGGCAGAACGGTGCTTGCCGTACTGTGCCTTACATGAACATCAATGGCACTTGCATGGTGTGGGTGACTGTTACCTTGTTTGGCAAGCCAATGACATGCCAACTTCCGGTGATGGACTATCGCAATAAAGCTATACCTGACCCTGATGCCTTTGCAGTTAACACTGCCATCATGCGTTGCATGACCAAAGCACTGTCACTGCATGGTTTGGGTTTGTACATCTATGCTGGTGAAGACCTGCCAGAAGAGGGTGATGTACCAAAGAAGGGTTCAGCACCTGTTGTAACCCCCCGTGGTGGCATTGGTGAGGATCTCTCACAAGACATTAAAGACTTTCTGCTAGAGATGGCAGCAAGTGTTGAAGAATTGATCAACCAGGGGAAGGCTAAAGAAGCCCTTGCGATGATTGATGAACAGGCATTGGAGGCTGATCAGCGGGTCTGGTTGGCCAACCAAATGTCATCCACTGTGCGCTCTGCACTTAAAAAAGCTAAAGGATAAATAATGGCTGATTTTGACAATACAAATCGTGGTTCCTTGTTCAAAAATGACAAGAAAACTGAAGAGAAGCACCCCGACATGAGCGGTTCCATCAACATTGATGGCACTGAATACTGGATCTCTGGTTGGAAAAAGCAGAGCAAAGCAGGTACAGGCTTTATCAGTCTGTCGGTGCGTCCTAAAGAACAGACACGGCAATCCAGCCAACCAACAAGTAAGGCCAAGGCTGATCCATTCCTTGATATTGACTTCTAACCTAATATTCTGATTTTTGGCCGAAAGCGGATGCTGTCGTGTGGATATTCCTAGGTTCACTGAAGCACAACAGACGCAGCGAGTAAGCCAACTTATTTAAAGGAAATAAAATGAGCTTTTCAATGGTAGAAATGGATGTAATCCGGTGGGGTGAGGCAAGGGGCATTATTCAAAATGGCAATGCTCACACTCAGGCCAAGGTAAAACTCCAAGAAGAGTTAGATGAGTTGATCTTTGCTATTGAAGAGAACAATATGCCAGAGATCAAAGACGCTGTAGGGGACTGCCTAGTGGTTCTGACAATGATCTGCTCCATCTTGGACATTGACATGGTTCAATGCTACAAAGGGGCTTATGAAGAGATCAAGGACCGTAAAGGTTACCTGCGTCCTGATGGTGTTTTTGTAAAGGAACAATGATGCTTTGCAACATTTGCCAACCAGTAGGGATTTGTGGAGGCGGTAGTGGTTGCCCAATGTTCAAGAAGTCTGCCTTTGATAAACAAGTCAATGGCAGTCACTACAAGGACAAGGGCATTCAACCAATCATTTACATCCATGCCAACAATCTTGGCTTTTGTGAAGGCAATGTGGTCAAGTATGTGACTAGGTGGCGAGACAAGGGTGGAGAGGCTGATCTAAGAAAAGCAATCCACTACCTTGAGTTGCTTATTCAGCTAGAAACAAAGCAATCTCAGCCTGACGGCGTTTAACAAGCCCAGGCAGGACTCGGCCACCACCCTTAGTCCACATCATAAAAGCCTCAGCAGCACCCTCCCAATCGCCTCTATTAGCCTTCATACGGATGGTAGAGCGTTGGAGGTTGCCTAGACCAGCATTGAAGGCAAAGCTGACCAAAGCGTCAAAGCTGCCTTGACGGCCAACACAGCCGGGAACAAGTCGTAGAACACCACGTTCAAAAGACGCAACGTCATTAGCGAATAATTGGTTGATCTCTTCTTTGCTCCAAACACGGTTGTCCTCCGGTCTTAGTGAATACTTCCTGCGAACCACAATGTTGGGCTTGTCAGTGACAATAGGCAATCGAATCTGGTCCTGATACAGCACATGGCCATAACCAACTGTCCAGATGTCTGCTGGACAAAGGTAGGGCTTGTTCCTGCATCCCTCATATCGATGCATCAAATCAGCGCCAGCTTTAGATAGCTTCACTTCTTGCCCCAACCACGGCTTCCAAACCAGAAACCAATGATGCCACCAAGCATGGCCATCTCGTCTTCACTGAAAATCAGGTCGGCATACTTGATCACATCGTCAATGCTTTGGATCAAGCCTGGGTGTTGCCAGAGATAGAAAGCCATGAATGTGTTGATGGCCACCAACTCAAAGACAAAGATGTAGGTCACTGTAGGACGAACAGTCCCCACATAATTGGCAACCCACTTGCTTGCCATCTCCAGAACCTTTTCGTCATGCTTGAGAGCGGCTTCAGTCATCTGAGCCTCAGATTGCATGGCCACTTGATCGGTGCGGATTTCTTCAACACGAGCCTGAGCGGCAAAGCCTTGAGCGGCCATTTTCAATTCACGTTCTGTCTGGATTGCAGCCAAAGCTAATTCATGTTTCTGGTCAGCTTTGTTCTGAAAGAAGTCCAGAAGCTTTGGAAGGCCAGAGATCAGCAGACCTCCAAGAGTTGAAAGTAGTGAAAGCATTAATTTCCCCTTTTGGTTAACATGGCACTGGCAATCTCCAGCATGAATTTGACCTGCTCTAGGCTTTCAGGCTGACTTGGCCAACCTACAGTGATCTGCCCAACAAATCGATGAGAGTCTGGTGGCACACTGACACGGCAAGTGAACCCCACCCCCTTTTCGATGTACCACAGTCCCACTTCTGACTGGGCATATCGGTATTCTGAGCAGGGAATTTGGTTGGTCATCAGGGCAATGACATCGTTATTGTTGCTGGAGTTCTGGGAGAACAATCCTACATCGATGTCTTCAATAGACTTGTCACGACCATCTTTTGTGTAAGCCTTGTAAAGCACACGACTGTTGAACAGTGGGTTGACCTTGAACACCGCTACAGTCAATGCCCCAGTCTTCTTAAACAGCATGGCAGAGGCTTCATCAACCCTGCTTGTATTGATCTCTGGTAGCTTCTTGGATTCTCGGTAGGCATCCCTCATGAACTCTTGGTTCTGCCAAACAAAGTAACCAGAAAAAGCCAAGACACCCATCAAGATAATGGAAAACAACTTGAATGGGCTGTCTACATAACCCAATACGGTATCAAGAGAAGACTTCTTGTCACTCACCGCAGATGCCTCATGTACAAGACGATGCCGTAGACCATCATGGATGCCAGAACAATGGTTGCAAGACCAACAGCCATGTACTCAATGAACTGTTCTGCTCGTTTTTTACGCAAAGCTACAGCACGGGCAGCAGCCTCTTGGGCTTCTCGTCTACGCCTTGCAGCTTGTGCTTGGAACTTAACCCAGTCATCCCACATGCCAGGGCGACCAGCATAGACCATACGCTCACGCAACTCTTCTTCTTGTTGCTTGAGTTGTTCCAAAGCCATGAATTCTTCAAGATCTGAACCACCACCTTTTTTGGTGGCTTTCTCTTGGATTCTTGCCTTGTTGTCAAAGTAATCAAAGACTCGACTACCAAGAGCAGACAGTTCCTTGCCGTTTGCAAGTGCCGCTTTAATGACATTGAATGCCGCATTTGCAGCCGCAAGTTCTGCAATCATCGCAGCACCTCAAATAAAACTTTTGCTGTCCAGATAACGATGCCGACAATGAGAATTGCCGAGACAAAAGCCTCAGCAAAATCTTTCATGGCTTATCAGCCTTGCCGTCCAGCTTATCAAAGATCTGCTTCAAGATTGATTTGATTTCACTGATGTCAGAACGATAGTCGTCCTTAGCCACATAAGCATGTGGAAGATCGTTAATCTTGTCTTCTAACTTTTGGATTGTCCGTGTGAGATTGTTCAGCACATAAACGGCCAAGAACCCAGCAATGGATACTACGACATTGAAAAGTTGTTGGTTGTCCATGTTTTATCTCTGATAAGCAGATGGGGGAGCGATACCTCGACCAGCCCCAATTTTACGAATATATTCTTGCTCTTGCCGACGTTTTTTTGCTTCTTGTGATTGAGCATAGGGACTGCCCAACAACATAGCAGCATCCATGCTAGGAACATTGCTAGAACCTTCACCAGCACCACCCATCATGAAGCCAGGTGGCAGAATAGCCTCAAGCAAACCAGCGCCAGCCATAGCCCGTTGATCACCAGTATCTGCTTTAGCAAGGTCACTGATGGCCATCAAAGCACCCAAAGTACCTGCTACCCGGACAGGCTTTGTGCCAGCAGAAGTTTTCTTGGTAATGCCGGGAGTGATGTCAGCAGGAGGCAAACCAGCAGCAGCAGCTTCAGCACGAGTAGCCCTGCCCAACAATTTGTTAATGTCCTTTGACTCTTGAATAGCCAAGTCATTGCTTGTCGGGAAAGGGCGAGCGGTATATGCCTTGGTGTACTCAGCCTGACCAATGTTCTGACGGGGAGTGTCAATGTATTGAGCGCCTGGTACAAAAGCATAACCAGATGGCACATCATTGATGGATGCGTAATCAGGCTTGAATTTAGGCTGACCGCTCTTGTTCATCACGGCTTCTGGACCTTGACCAGCAAAAGCAGGTTTACCAGTGCCAGTAAGCAAATCTTTAGGTGGGGCAACAGGCTTTGAATCCATGTCCGTTGGAGTTTCCTGAATCAATTCTTTCAAAGTGTCAGCAACAATACTGGTCACAGGAGAATTGGGTTTTGCACTTGGCAAAGGAGCAGGGGCATCTACAGGAGCAGCACTCAATGGGGTGGCAACAGGTGCTTTAGGCGCAACAGGTGCTTCTGGAGCAGCTTGTGGTGGCTGTGGAGCGCCTAACTGTGGAGTTGCGTCTACAGGCTTTAGTTGAGCAGCACGAGCCTGAATATCTTCAGCAGTCAATGTTGACTGAACCAAAGCGTTTGTTGCCGGGGAGGGCACTTTGACAGAAGTAGTATCGGCAGCAAGTTCAGCAACAGTTGGCTCAGAAAACTTTGCTTGTGTTTGCAAAGGTTGACCCTTGTTGGCCATTTGAGTCAGACGAGCAGCACGGGCACGTTCTGTTTCAACTTGAGCTTGCATTCGATCTAGTTCAAGTTGCTGTCTCCTAGCTTCAAAATCAGACGAAGATGGAGGGGCAATCCCTTCACCTTTCTTTTTGCCAAGATAGTAAGCACCACCAGCAACAGCCGCAGAACCCAAAGCAGCAGGAACCATGATTGGAGCCATGTCTTTGGCCATGTCCATATAGGAAGATCCGGGGGCTTGCTGATTTTGCGCTACTTCTGCCGCTGCTTTATCTGGGTTCAAATCTTTAACAAGAACGCCTTTTGCATATTTTTGCAAATCAGCATTGTCACTGCGAATCCAGTCAGCAAGAACATCTTCACGCCGTCCACCATTGGCAACATGCTGAGTGAGGTATTGATTGGCGCTGCGTTCAAGTTCGGTCATATCGGCCATTTGTTACTCCATCACTTTTTCAAGAAAGAATTCAAAAAAGAATCAGCATGGTTGCTAGGCTTTGATTCTGATTTGCCCTTAATTCCTCGATTTTTAATGCTGTCAGCCTTTGGCTTTTCTGGGGTCTGAATAGGAGAACCAGCAACAGCAGGGGTTGTTACAGATTGAACTGTTTCAGGACCATCTGGGTATTGTTTGCTCTCGGCATCTTGAATGCGTTTGGCATACCGATCATTGATTTCCTTCATTACTGGAGAGCGTGTAAACGCAGCTTCAATTTGTCCAGCAGATGGAGGCTTGTTAGCAGGGTACTTTGCAGTTTCTTTGGCAAAAAAGTCAGCAAATGCTAGAGCTTTTTCGGTGTTGGCTTGGTTAAAGATTGAACCAATAATCGCCACTTGGTATGGATCACCAGGGCGATATGGAATGTTGTTTGTCAGAAATGGCAACTCACCAATTTCGCTAGAACGAAGTTCGTTCATGCGAGTGTGAACAGCCTGAGTCAGATCCATGCCAAGCTCAAGTTGCGTCTTGGCTTCTTTGGGCAATGACTGATACAAAGCAGACTTAATCAACTCAGCCTTGGCTTGTGTGTACTGAGAGTTAAGACCATTCTTTTTCATATAGTCTTGGGTCTTTTGAGCCAAGTCTTGAGCGGTGTAACTCTTGCCATCAGTACCAACAAACTGGCCCTTTGCATTGATGCTTGCAATCTCAGGAATACCTGCATTACCAGTCAAAGCACGAAGATTTTCAGCGCCTTGTCTACGAGCATCCGTAGTCATGCCCTGAGTCATCTGATTAACAGCATCAGAAACTGCTGTTTCAGTAGACATGACTTTGCTGGTCAAAGAATGAATCTGATTCAAGGTTTTGTTTGACAGACCATAGTTGTCAGCAAGGTTTGTCCAGATAGCTTCAGCTTTCTTAGACTTTTCACCAATGTCTTGATAAGCAGCAGCAGACTGGTTTGTCCGAGCGGCAGACTTTGAAAGTTCAACGGTGTTCTTCTTAAACACCTCACCAACACCTTGAGCAAAAGGTGAAGATGAGGCATCTTTGTACAAACCAAAGCCACGCTCTGTGTACTCAGCAGGAGTTAATGGATTTTGAGTTTCAGAATCAACTACTAATGCTGGTGTTTTTGGGTTGTTCTGATTGTAAAAAACAATGGCTCCATTGCCAAATTTGTCATATTCAATCGTGCTTTCTTGACGACCCTGAGTGCCCATTTTCCAAGCATCAGGAACACCCATCAAACCACCAGCAATTTGCTTCCAAATGCTAGTGGGAGGCTGAACGGCTTTCCACTGATCAACAGCCGCTAAGCGACCTTCAGCCGTTTGAACTCCACCTTTGCTATTTGCCGCACCAACAATTTTGTTAATAGGCTCAACGCCACGCTCCATCACATCAACGGAATTCTTGATGTCGCCTACAAGTGATGTCCCTGTTGCAACGGTTGAAAGACGCTTAACACCCTCAATGTCACCGTTTAGTGTGGCAGCATCGTATTGGCTTTTAAGGGTCGCAGAAGGAGGAACAACAGGGGCAAGAACTTCAGGCATATTTACCTCACTTAGGAGCAAACAAGAATCGGGTGTAACTCTGTGCTTCTGGGACTGGTGTTTGTGGAACCATGTATTGTGGTTGAGTCACTGTTGACTGACCGGGAGCAGGGGGGACAACTGGAGCGTTGGCCACAGGAGCGTTAACCAAAGGAGCGCCAGCCACAGGAGCAGCAGGATTGGGTTGAGGAGGAACAGCAGGACCGCCAAACATTTGTTTGCCAGCACCTAAATTCTTGCCCATGTCCGTTGGGCCACCAGCAAAAGAATCAATAATGTTGCCAAGAATCATGCCAGCAATACCTGGCTTTGCCTTGCCACTCATAATGTCCGAGATGGAAGTCAAGTCCTCGGAATACTGTTTCCATTCCATTCCTGTTGGTGCAGCCATGATGTTTCCTTATAATTTAATACCGCCACCCATAGTCTTGCCCGAAGAGGAGCTTCCTTGAGTGCCAGCATAGTTTGGATTGGTAGATGCCTGAGGTGTGCCAAAGACAATCCCAGAGTATTTGCTGTATAAATCCATTGGAGCGCCAGCAAAACCAATGCGACTACCAGCAGCATTTTGTGCGTTAGTTAGTTGACTTTGGCCACCAGACATCAACTCTCTTGCAGCAGCAGCCTTGTTGGCCTGTACACCAGCACGAGCCTGAGCAGCAGCAGTTGCTTGACGCTGTTCTTGCAAAGATGCCAAGTTAGCAGAAGCCAAAGCTTGACGAGAAGAACCCAAGCCACCAGCACCACCATAACTGGCAATCTGCTGATTCATTTCTTCACGACCTGATTCACGACCAGCTTGCAAAGCAGCATCAACTTGTTGCTGTTCATACTGAGGATCAAACAAGGCAGACAAACCAGCCGAGCCAGTCATCAAATTGGAAGCGCCAGTGGCTTCTTGCAAAGCCCCAGAACGACCAGCAACATTCATCGCCGTCTGAGCGGTTTCAGTTGAGCCAGGTTGCGATTGGTTATAGACCTGACCAGCACCACCAACGGTACTTGTGTATGCTGGCATAAACACATCCCGAAGGGCTGCGTTTTGAATTTGTAATGTTTCTCTTTGCTCTGGAGTCAAATTGACTGTAGAGTCAGAACTGCTTTTGCCGCCGCTAATTCCCATGATTTACTCCTTAATAGCCTAACAAAGGCGAAAATGCTGGGTCTTGAGCCGCCGCTTGTGCCGCTATTTGTGCCGTTGCCGCTGTTTGCATTGGTGGGGGCGTATATTTAGTGTTGGTATTTGCTATTGGATAACCAGCCTGACTACCGCCACCTTTGCCAATTTTTCCACCACCTTGTTGAGATGGCTTGATGCTGGCATTATCCCATGAAGGCATGGTATTGGAATACCTGTTTGGTTGGCCAAAATTAGGTTGTTGGCCTTGCATTCCTAACCCTTGCATTTGCTGTGGCATATAGGAGGTCATGATTGGATCAGGTTGAGGCATTTGAGCCATAGGGGCGGTATTGCCTCCTGATTGCTGACGACCCTGAAGAATCGTTTGTCCTATGCCTTTACCTGCGCCTTGCTGCGTAGACTGCTGGACTTGCATGTTACTCATTCCCATAATTTCTCCTTAGCCCCCAAAATAAATGCAAGCGATTTGTTTGACTTCAGTGGGGGAGCTGAAGGTCACAGCTTCCCTAGATTTTGCCACAGTGTAGGTATAAAGGGTATCGTCACTTTGTTTCATACCTTTGCCGACCATATCAGAGCAAACAATCAAGTCGCCAATAGCAATATCCCCACCTTGACCACAAACATTGATTTTCCCTTCACCAATAGCATTCACAGCAATTGGTCGATAAGTGTCATAGGTATCGGCATATTCAGGCTTAAACACAAAATCAGACAATGCGCCTTGTGCGTCTGGTACAAACATACCAAGCGAGGCGGGTACAAACTCAGCCCCAGATACCCCGATAAACACGCCAATTGCCCCTTTTTGGTTGGCAAATGAACTTGGCGACATTTGCGTAATGGTGTTTTCAATGCTGTCAGCAGCAACCAATTGCACATCAACCATGATGTCGCCGATCTCAGGCAACGCCTCCGTCAGCAGTTGCAACCCATCGTGACCAGCAGTAAATGGATATGCCGAACCACTCAGAATGTAATACGCATAAGAAACACCACCCGTGTATCGCGCCAATCGAATTTCGGCAGTTACTGCGGTTTGAATGGTATTTGCGCCACCTGTCTGGAAAATGCCAGCAGACTCGCCAGTTCCAAGAATTCCTCGGGTTCTGTATGTGGTGAATGTGCTATTGCCATAACCAACGCCAAAAACAGCAGAACCGTTTACATCTGTTGCTGTTGTGCCAGCACCTAAAGCAAGGCCTCCAGCAGTGTTAGCAGCAAGCAAAGCACCCAAAGTGAAGCTAGATGATGAGAATGCGCCAGCCGCTTGATAGCCAGCAATTGCCGAACCAACGCCAAGACCAAAAAATCCGTTTGTATTGAAAGTACCTGATGTGTTGCTTTGAATTTTTCCAACACTAATACTGTTTGCGACAACTTTGTCACCAGTAATGGTGTTGTCAACAATCAAGCTTCCGGTGATGTAAGTGGCTTGAGTAATCCAAGAAGTGGTGTATCGATAAACAACCGCATTGTTTGCGCTGTTGTAAGACACAGTAACAATGTCACCAGCAACTGGATTACGACCAATAACAGCAGTTACTTCAGCGTTGGTTGGTGCTGAACTGTCGTTTGCTGCACGGGTAACCACAAAGGTTGCCGAGCCACTGCTGCCAGATACGCCATAAGAAACAGCGTAAGCAGTAGAAGTGGTCCAAGAGACAGATGAAGTAGTTGTTGACCCAGTGGTGGTCAAAGCTACTTGGCATCCCCAAAGGGTTAAACCAGCAGCAGGAGCGCCAGGACTTCTAGACCATCCATTGGTTGTTGCAGGAGCGGTAAACGATCCTGTTGCCCATGTGTAAGTAGATGAACCAGATGGGAACGCAGTCGGGGTAGATGCGGACCACTGATACAACTCCAAGAACGCCGTTCTGGTTCCTGAAGTGCTTACGCTGTACGATGAAGAATCAGAAGCAGACCAAGTTACAGAAGTAGTGGTTGCCGTCAAAGAATCTGAATAAGGCTGACGAACAACATACAAGGTTTGGCCAGAAACAGGGGCGGGAGGAGTCAAACTCCAACCATTGGCAGTTCCGGGAGCAGTGAATGTATCTGTTGCCCAAGTGTATGTTGATGTACCAGAAGGGAAGTCAATTGGAGAAATTGCAGACCACTTGTACATGTCCAGTACAGCAGTTCTTGTTCCATTCAGGCCATTTGCTCCATTGGAGCCGTTGTAAGCAATACAGCGAATCGGGAAAGCAGTACTGGCCCAGTTCAGGGTTGAAGTCGTTGTCGTTGCACTGGTATTTAGCGGGATCGTAATGCTCCACAAATAGTTACCAGCAACTGTGTTGCTAGGAGCTTCTGTGGCCCATCCTGCTGGCGCTGTATATGACCCGTCACCCCAAGTGTAGGTAGAAGTCGTTGCTGGCCTTGTTGGGATTACTGACGAACCTGTCCAAATAAAGATGGATGGGAATGCCGACATCACACCGTTAGCACCAGCCTCACCGGGAGCGCCATCGTAAACAACAGGTAGGTTTACCGTCTTGCTTAGAGGAGATGCCAAGTTGGAGCCGTTGACAGTCAAGGTGACTGTTACTCCAGTGGACGATGAGGTGGGGGTAATAACAACAGAAGATGTCGTTGCGCTTGTCGGAGTAGCACCAGAAATCACCCAAGAATAAGTGGGTGAAATGATGTTCTGAATCAAGGCAGACAGCGCTGCGTTTGTTGGAGTAAAAGCACCACCAGCATTCTGTGTGAACGATGTATAACCGTTGATGTCAACGCTTGCACCCTGAAGACCTTGCTCACCTGGGTCAGCAAAGATAAGTTGCAAAGTAGCCACACCAGCCTGAGACACAACGCCAAGACTGTTCTTGTATCGAACAGGCACACCAATGTAGGCAGGGCTGTTGCTCATTGCCGTAGGATTAGGCCACTCAGCAAAATCACCAGCGTCTGTTGGGTCACCAATGGTCAGGTTGGTGTAAGAGATGTCTCCATTACCAGTGGTTGAGCTATTGCCAATACGCCATGTATTAGCCGCAAAACTGACCGCAGTATCTGTTTGTGCATCAGAAAAGGCAATGACAGAACCCTTGTCTGTCGCATACATCTGTGGAGTGATGTCGGTAAAAGACGGGGTAAGAGGGTCACCAGAACGAGGAACCTGCAAGATTGTTGGCGTGAAATACGCAACAAACGATTCAACGATTGGAGGCGTTGTTCCAGATGTAATGATGTCAAGGTCAATAGATACACCAGTATCTGAAAGCCAGCCAACATCAGGGGCAGTTTCTGAAACCGCAGTCTGGATTTGCCTTCCGCCTGTAGTTTGATACCAGAAAAGCTTAGTCAGGCCAAAGCCACCACTAGCTCTACGCCAGATGTAATCAGCAGGATTATCCGACTCAGCAGCATCGTTGTTGTTCCGCAACCCATAAAACAAACGGTTTGTTGGGGAGTCAGAAAAGTTTAAAGAGCCGTCTGCACTGTCGGCATACTTGACCGCCAAAAACTTGTACAGGTAGGCAATGACGATACCTGTAGGGCCAGTAATCTCACCCGATCCAGGGTCAGCCGCCATGTTTGCGCCAAAGTTGGCCAGCAAATAGTTGACGGCATCCGTAACTTCAATTTGGTCGGCATTTGAATCAAGAGCGAATGGCATTAGAACGCATCCTCAACAATGGTGGCTTGCCAGTTCATGGCCGTCATGTTCCAGTGATCCGTTGCATCATTTGACTCAACCTTGACCGACAAAGTGCGAACAGCATTCTGTTGGGTAGTCACCCACGGGGTGTCTGTATCAATAATGGTTGTCCCGGTTTGGCCGTATGTTGCCGCTTGTGCTGTAGAGTTTGCACCGCCAACAGTGATGTTGATCTTGCCACTACCTGCAATCTCAGGAAGCAATCTGTGGGCATAAACCTTTGAGCTGAATGGCACTTGGCCCTTTTCAGTAGACATCACCATGTTGTTTCGTTCAAACTTACATGGAATGGCTGCGCTGTTGATAAACGAATTGCCAACAGCAGTCTGAATCAACTTTTGGCCTGAAGCATCAGCACGAGCATATATGGTTGTACGGGAAGCCAAGTTAAACGCACCACTGACAACCTTTGGACCTTCAGTACCCATACAGGCATTCTGAATAGTCTTTGGAGCATTCCAGATCTGCAAGTCATAGCGGTATGACAGCATCTTGTTGCACCAACCAGAAGAAGTCAGGTCAGGATAGTAGATCTCAATCTGATACTTCTGAGTGTTGTTCACCATGAACACACGGTCATAGTAAGTTGGGTTTAGGTTGGCAAAGAAGTAATCCTTGACTCGCTGGTTACCAATAGAGGCAAAGCTTGATCCATCAAAGACCCAAATGTCTCGGGCATCCAAGCCATAAACACTTGCATCAGTGTTTGTCCAGCAGTTGTTGTTCAACAACCCCCTGCCTTGGTTAAGCAACCGCACCCCAAAGACTGGAGCAGTGCTGTTTTGGTAGGCAATAGGGCTGAAAACGACTGTATCCCAATAGGAGCAGACATAGAAGTTGCCACCAAGGAAGAAGCCGTCAATCAAAGGACCACGGACGGGAACTTCTTGTTCGTTGGCCACGTTGGACAGGGTAGGTTCCCAAGTACCGGGAACTCCGGTATTGGCAAAAGCCTGTGACCAACGGACAGTGGTTGGGTAGTTGGTTTCAGTGCCATCAATATCTTTGGTCAGGTTACCCGCAACCAAGATGTTTCCCACGTTTGGTGAGCAATAGTTCCGCACAAAACCTGCACGGGTACTTGTTACGCCAATGTCGTAATTCCACAACTCGTCAGCAGTAACTGTCAATTCATTGGATGAAGGCAACAAATACATTGGGTTTGACAATGTATCGTTGACAAAAAAGACATTACCAACCCAAGAGAATGTGATATTCAGGCCATTCACATATCCGGGCAAAACCACAGCAGGGTCTGCTCCAACACCAGGGGTGATATTTGTTACACCAGCAGTGGTTACCAAATACCAACGACCCTGATTAGAGGAGTTGCGGGTTGCTACGATATAAACCCAACTGGTTTCAGAACGAAAGCCGCCTTCCATAAAGATGGCTTGGTTTGGCACAGCAGTAAGAATCTCTTGCTCACCAAAAATCTTCTGAATGCCACGGACATCAGTTTCAACGTTATATCCCGAGTTGTATTCATTTGAACTCAAAGCATTGCTTGGCACGTCCGGTGTAAAGGACATGTTAGTAAAGGGGGTTCGAATTCGGGAATAGTCTGCCATGTTAGTCCACCGTAGTTGGCTCCGTCATCTGCTGTAAGTTTCTGATAAGACGGCTGTCAGTTGGGTTGAATTCTAAGGCTTTTTTGCATAATTCAATAGCCTCACCCTTCAGGCCAAGGTTCCATGCTCCAAGCGATGCCAAATCCCAAGGCTTCTCAGTCCAGACACTTGGGTCCATCGTATATACAGCCTGTTTGTCAGTTATGTGCAAGGCTTGTTTTGACGATGAATAGCACTCAACCCACATATTCCTGCGATAACAGAACATGGCAAGGTCAACCCAAGGCTCACGAGTGCCTGGTGCTTCAGCACAAGCCAAACGCAACCATTTTTGAGCCTCCCATTGATTGCCAATCTCATCGTATGCCCTGCCAAGCAACCTCATGGCATAGCACCGCTCATTGGGCCAAGTAGCCTCTGGCATTGCCAGATAGCGGTTCAAAGCCTGTATGGCCTCTTCCCAACGGTCATAGAAGGTTAGTTCACGGGCATGGTAGAAGGCGTTTCTTGGGCAACGAGGGTCTTCTTTGACCGCAAGTTCCAGCAAAGGCATATATTGTCCACGGGACTTTGTTGGGTCTGGGAGGTGTCTAACCAGCAGCATATCTGTCTGGGCATATACCTCCTCAATTCGTCCATCAGGGCGGGGATATTCATGAACAGGATGATGCCAATGGTAGCCATGACGATGGTGGATTTTTTCATAGAAGAAACTGATTCCACAGCCCCAATCAAACTTGTACCGCAGACGGGTTGTCTGCTCAGTCCAAACTCGCTCAATTTCTTCACGCCATCCCGGTTCTAGCACTTCATCAAGGTCAAGCGAGATGCAAACATCGTAGTCACCGGGAATCAATGCCAATGCCGCATCTCTGGCTTTGTCAAACCTCCAAGGCTTGATGCAAATGTCATGGACCTTGGCTCCACATTCCAATGCCAGTTCAACCGTTTTATCAGTTGAGCCAGTATCGGCAATCAGTACCAAGTCAGCATCTTTGGCTGAATCACAAAAGCGTTGAACAAACTGTTCCTCGTTCTTGCTGATAGCGTAAACCGCAATTTTCATTTTCTATCCTATGCTTTGCTTTTAAAAATTTACCAAGCCCAGATAAACACTGCGCCATCACCACCACGACCTCCGGAAGCCCCATCCTCACCAGAGCCACCACCACCACAGCCAATACCACCACGACCACCAGCACTGCCAACTGTCGTAGATGTTGTGCCGCCAGCACCGCCGCATCCAACAATGATAGGTTGCGTAATAAAATATCCGTCAAGACCCTTTACTGTGCCACCAGCAGTTGTTGCGGGTAATGCCGTGTAGCCGTAATTTGGGGTTACTCCCCCACCAGTGCTTGCCAAAGCTCCTGCGCCACCTGCGCCGCCAGAAAGAAACGTGGTTGTTGATGCACTTTGTGTGCCGCCACCACCAGTTGCACTGCCAACAGTTCCAGCCTGTCCAGCAATAGAGGTAAAGATACCAGCCGCACCGAATGCGTTGTTGGTCATGGCTGTGCCGCCACTAGCAGCGTTTACCGATGTGTCGCCTGAACCGCCACCATTACCGGTCAACAAAGTGTACCCATTGCCATCTTTAGCTTGGTAGATTACAGACGATGCTGTGGCGCTTACACCTGAAGTGCCGCCAACACCAACAGTTATTCGCAGGGTGTCTGGAATGAAGATGGCAGGGCCAATCCAAGATGTTACCGCCCCCGAGCCACCACCACCGCCGCCGCTTGAACTAGAGCCATTGCCGCCACCACCTCCACCGCCGATCAACATAATCCGAACCATGCTTGCGCCGCGAGGCTTTACCCAATCACGGGTTGTCCCACCACCATAAAACTCTTGATAGTTGGCTTTTTGAGGCGTTTGGGTATTGAATACATCTAGCATTTTGTCACCATGAAATGATTACAGCGAGGCCATCACCACCCACACCTCTAGTAGCAGTAGAAACAAAACCTCCACCACCACAACCAACACCACCATAGCCGCCGTTAGTCCCACAACCCACGCCAACAATGATTGGCTGAGTTTGAAAGAATCCTGTTGTGATTGCTGAGTATCCGTAGTTTGCGGTTACTGTTCCAGCATAACTACCACCACTTAAAAAGGTCGTAGCAGAAGCACTTTGGTTGCCGTTCAATCCAGCTTGACCTGCAATGGATTGAAAGAAGCCCATTGCTGAAAAGTAGTTTGAAGTATCAGCCGTACCACCGGGAGCGCCAGCAGTGTTACCAGGCTCACCGCCATTTGCGTTTAACAATGTGTAGGCAGTACCAGCTTTCTGTTGATACATGATTTGAGTAGCGCCACCCGCAATACCAAATCCTCCAGATAACGAGCCGCCTTTTCCAACGCGGACTTGCAACACATCTGGTATTAAGAAAGCTGGAACCATGCAGTTTGTAACAGCGCCAGATCCACCACCAAGCAAGTTTGTGCCAGAACTATCATTAGCACCACCAGCCCCAATTAATGTGAACCAGACAAATGATGCGCCTTGAGGCTTGACCCATTCTGCCGAAAAAGCAGTGGCAGTTAGCCTAGTTGAAGATTGAAAAATCTGTACATTTGCGCCTTGTGGCGTTGGGTAATTGATTGGATAACTCATAGTCTTACCAACTCGCAATCAAAACAAGACCAGGGCCGCCTACGGCGCTAATGCCGCCGCCACTACCGCAACCAATGCCACTTTTGGCAGAATTGCCTTTTCCAGCCACACCAACAATTACTGGTTGCGTCATAAAAAAACCATTCATATTGCCAGATACAGGTAAGGAGTATCCATAGTTTGCGGTTAGCGGCTGAGTTGTTGTGGATTGACCACCACTTAAAAATGTAGTTGCAGATGCGGTTTGAACCGTTGTACCAGATTGTCCAGCAGTGGAATTAAAGAACCCAGAAGCACCAAACTCGTTGTTGGTCATGGCGGTTGCTCCAGCATTTGCAACAGCGCCATTGGCTGTCAACAAATCCTTTAAACCAGTTGCTGAATAGTAGTTGACAGTGGTATTTGATGAATCGCCCGTTGAAACAGAAACAACCAAGTTGTCTGGAACATGTTGTGCCGCACCATACCAAACAGTTACCGCGCCAGAGCCACCACCACTAGGCGAATTGCCCCCGCCACCAATCAACATCATATAGACATGACTAACACCTGGAGGCTTTGTCCAAGTGGAGTTTTTGTAAAGCGTCTGGATGTCGCATCCTTGCGGCCTTGCTATATGAAACGGGATCATTGTTTAACCCCAAGTTGGTGCTGTCGCGTTGTCGTTTGTGCAAGTGTACTCAACAAATTCTTCAGGAGAAACAGCAGTGCCATCAGCGCGATAAACGCCAATGCAATAGCCATTTTCCATTTTCTGATAACCAACGGAATTGTCGCTGAATGTGATTTCAAACCATGTAATCATCAATAGTCTCCAGCAATGGTGACAACAGAGTAACCTGTACCAGCAGCGCCAGTAGAAGTTCCAAAGGCAACATAGATCAAAAAGTTGGGGTCAAGCGCAAAGTTCATTGGCAACTCAAAAACGCTTGAGGCCGCAGTTTGCGATACGGTAACTGCTGGCAATGTGATCTCGTCATACAGCCAAGTGTCTGTAGTGCTGGTTGTGGCGCTATCAGAAATGAAAACACGGCAAACAGTGGCAGCAGGGGAGCCTACTGGACGAAAGCGCATCTTCTGGACATAAGAGCCGTTTGCACCAGCAGTAAACGCTTTGTACAAAGTGCCAGAACCAGTCTGAGATGTGTTGGCTGTTGGTCCGACAATAAGACCTGCTTCGTTGGATGCGACTGAGTCAACAGCACCAACGATGGAGTAAATGGGGGAGGTATTTGCTGGCATGATAAATCCTTATGGAAGAATACAGTTGATTGAAATTGCGCGAACCAAGCCAATGGCCGTCCCTGCTGAAGCGTCAGACCAAGTAGGCGCAGCGCTAGAACCAGATGACATCAATAGCTGTCCAGCAGTACCTGTAGAGTTGCCAGAACCAACGCCTACAGCAAGAGTTGGGTTCAATGTCAAGCCTGTTGTGCCGTTGGACTGTAAGGCCAAAACTCCACTGGAGTCGGCTGTTGTTTTGATTCCAGAAGAACCAGATACAACACCGTTATCTGCGTTAATGGTTGATGCCATGTTTTACTCCAATCCAAGTGTTTGCAATTTATTCGTACAGAATGTTAATAGATCCAGCATCAAAAGTATCAGTGCCGTTGGTGGTGGTTATTCTGATACGGTCAAGGGTGGAAGAAAGTGTCTTTGACCCAGATGTGATGTAACTAAATCCTGCTGACGAACCTGAACCTGCAAAAAGCCCTTGGGCAACCCATGTGGTTCCTGAGACTAAGCAGATCGTGGCGCTTCCCTGCAACACGCTAGTAGCCGCAGTGATTCGAATGCCGAAACCTGTTGTTTGAGCAGTGCTACCTGTGGTAGCTCCAATAAAACCACCTTCACTAATGTAGCCAGTGTTTTCGATACCACCTGCGTCACCCAATTGAATTAACCATTGGGCTGTTCCGTTTGTACTAACGCCATTCAGCATCACAGTAATCCGCTTAGTTGAAGCAGGTATGTCTGTGAAATCGATTGAAGTGCCAGAGGTGGACGCAACAGCAGTACCAGATGTAATTGTGTTACCAAGAATCGCCATTGTCCCGGTGATTTCTGGAAGTGTCACTGTGCAATCGGTGTTGCTGTTAGGCGAGGCAATCGTAAAAATGCCTGTTCCTGACGCATTACCAGATAACGCTACTTTGCTCATGTGCTTGTTCCTTAAAAGACAATCCAGCGAGAACCGCTAGAGACTGTGACAGCGATTCCTGAATCTACAGTTATAGGGCCAGCACTCATAGCATTGTCACCCGCCGCAACAGTGTAATTCTCGCTAACGGTTGCAGAGTTAACGATAAGACCATTACTGGCGCGAGGAGCCTTTACGCTCAATTCGCCAGTGCTAGGCTTGAACAAGTATTGTGCGTTACTTGTGTAGATTGTTGATGGCGTTCCAGTTGTTGCTGCTGAAAATAGTGGGTATAAATTTGTTGCAGTGGAAGTATCGTTGCTGATTGCAGCACCGCCAGCACCAGAAGGACCAGTTGGGCCAGTTGGGCCGGGAACAGTAGATGCAGGGCCAGTGGGGCCAGTAGATCCTGTTGCACCAGGCTGTCCACTAAGGGCGACATCCCAGTTACTTCTAACAACGCTGTCAGAAACGCTCCACAAGTAAATTGTTACCCCTAGAGTGCTTCCTGAAATGCTGCTGATAAATCCAGAAGCATAGTAAACCTCTGGAGATGCTTGAGACAAAAGCGTAATATCTTGCCCAACTTGGAAGGCAGTAGTAGAGATCGCCACATTGGTTGTCAAAGACACTGTGCCCAATGTTCCGCAGGTCAATCCTGTAGCGCTAGACAAGCCGCTAAAGCTTTTGCCTGTAGCACCCGTAGGACCAGTTGGACCAGCAACAGTAGATGCCGCTCCTGTTGGTCCTGTGTTGCCCACAGCGCCTGTTGGACCTGTTGGACCAGCTACCGTAGATGCTGCACCCGTTGGACCTGTGGGGCCAGTTGATCCAGTAGGACCAGCGACAGTTGATTCAGCTCCTGTAGGTCCAGTTGGGCCTAAAGATCCTGTTGCTCCTGTTGGGCCAAGCTGGGTGTACATCACTTGAGTGGCTGTAACAATAATGCTTGGAACCGCTGGAGAAACTGGTGATGTGCCAGCAGGTAAAGACTCAAGAGCCAATTGAGTGCTTGAACCAGACCAATAGATTTGAACTTGCTGCCCTGCTGTTGCAGTTGCAACATAGTTAATAGTAAGAACCTGTCTATTTGGGTTATCTGCCGCTTTCCTTGGCTGCAGATCAATTTCAGTGGCAGAGTCAGGATAATCTACGTTGTTTGTACGCAACCAAAAAACGGCTTTTTCTACAGAATTAGCCAAGTTGGTAATTTGAATAGAAAATGTCAGACTGTATGTCCCAGCACTGGCAAATGTAATCTGATTCCCCGCAACAATACTGACGTTTTGAGCTTCAGAAGTTACGCCAATTCCAACAACTTGAGCTGTTGTAATGCTTGCCAAAGGCTGATCAGTTAGATCATAAAAAGAGCCGTAGTTACCCAAAGCACCACCAGCACCTGCTGCTCCAGCACTTCCGGTTGGTCCTGTAGGGCCAGCAACAGTAGATTCAGGTCCAGTTGGGCCTGTCGGTCCTGTAGTGCCTAATGTTCCAGCAGCGCCTGTAGGGCCAGTTGGCCCGGCAACCGTAGAGTCAGCACCAGTAGGCCCAGTTGGGCCTGTGGCTCCAGTGGGGCCAGCGACTGTTGAAGCAGCACCAGTTGAACCTGTTGGTCCAGTTGGACCTGTTGGACCAGTTACACCAAACTTGACTGTAGTGCCGTAAAGACCAGTTGTTTCTGCACCAGGGTTAGCAGAGACAACCCCGGCTGTGCTTGAACCGTAAAGACCGCTTGTAGCCATCTTGCACCTCGATTATTTAAAGCTGTAACGATAGTTGCGTGGCTGGAATTCAGAGGTGAGGTGCTGATCACCACCACGCCACTTCCCTTTGTAGTTCTGGTCTTCAATCAAACCATAAGAATCATCAAAACGACCAACCCATTTTTGGGCTTCTTCAATGTTCTTGTTCTTGTCGTAGTAAGCCCACAAAGTGCCATACAAGTAGCCTTCAGGGAACGATGCAAGAATACCGTTGTTCTGAACAATCGGATAGTCAGGATCTGCTGTTGGGCTAAACAGGAATGGGAATGTCTTTTGGTAGTACGCCTTGATGATGACATTCTCACCGGGGTTTGGGGTGAACACATAGTTAGGACCGACTTCAGAAAAAGAAGCACGGATAACACGAGGCACACCAAAGGGACGAATGTACAACTGGTCAATCATCCTGCGGCGAATGATCTCTCGGTCACCAACCCTGTCGTACACAATCCACGGACCCAAGTTGGTTCCGCCTGGTGGTTGATCAGTAGGCTGGCTTTCTTGGAAGAACAAGATGGGGAAGCACATGTCCGCAGGAATGGGGCACATACCCTTGGCATCTGTCACCAGAACAGTAGGGTCTAAGTCATCGTATGGGTTTGAACGCAGAGCAGGAAGCTCAATCGTTCGCATCTTCAACTCAGCCATTTGAATGCAGGACTGAATTTCCAAAGATGAGGTTGTTGGCAGTTTCAAGATGGTCGTTGGGAAGGTCACACCTGACCATGTGCCGTCTGGATCGTCAACAGTAATGGTGGTGGAGGATACTGCCATTACAGCAGCAAATGGACCCATGATGTTTGGGCCAATAAAGTCACCAATGAGAACCGCAGATGTTGGGTTTGCCGAACAGGTGATAACTCCTGTGGTGGAGTTAAATGCTGTTGCGTTGATACTGATGCTGCTTGGAATGGCCCCAACCCATTGGGCTACACGGCTAACAAGTGCGTTAGCGGATTGAATGAATAGGGCCATGTCGCATCCTTATTTGGTCGGTACAGCAGGATTATACGGAAGAGGGATCTTTCCGCTAGGGTGGCAAACAAAGTCGGAATAGTATTCGTTCACGATTGCGTAGAACAGAATTTTGTCCTTTTTGTCTTGCTTAATCAACTCCCAAGGGCGGTTGTTAAACCACTTGGAGCTAATCTCGTGAGCAAAGCACTTTGGCAGTTGCATCATGTGAGCAGTGCCAGCAAAGAAAGGGTTTTCAGTACCGTGGATCTTGTAGAACTCACGCTGCTGTTTACAAAACTCTTTGACATTCTCTACGTTCTTTTGCTCGTATTGAACATACCTGTTACCGTCAATTGCACCGACTTTGTAGTCAATGTTTTCGGTTTTAAAGGTTTGTGACCAAGTGCCAGACTTGACCTCGTTGAACAGCTTGTCGTTTTGACGGAATACACCATCAAGACCAGCCTCAAGAATACCCTTTGAATAGTATTCTTCGTTGATCTTTACATCTTCATCAGTCATTGCTTTCTCCATGCTTTACCAAAGGAACCCCTTGCGGAGTCCCTTCAGAAAAGCCCCGGAGGGCTTCAATCAGGCCAGGTAACGCTGGACTTGTGCGGAAGGACGGGGAGCCGTCACAGCAGCACCAGTTGGGCTGATGTTAGCCAACACAGCAACACCTGCTGGGTTACGAACAATCAGTGTACCTTCCATGATGTACTGGTCCAAGGAAGCGTCAGCAGAACTGAACACTTCGTTGTTTGGACCCAGTTCACGCAAGCTACCCCACTGGATAACGTCAGGGTTCAGGAACAGGGCAGATGTGTTGTCTGCGCCAGTTTGGTCCATAACCCAAGAGTCATCGATCTGGTAGGTGTAGTTGAAGTCACCTTCGTAAGTACCAATCGTGTCACCCTTGTCAGCAGGGTTAAAACGGTTGATCGAACGGCTGGTAGGCATCATGTCCGAGATGTGTGTACGCATGGAAGTGGGGACAACCATGTTTGTAATCTTGGCGTTGAAGCGCTGTTCAGCGGTGGTAACCAACTGCTTGTACAGGTAAGGGCTGAACTGTTGCAGAGTCACACCAGACGAGAAGGTGAAGTAACCCAAGCCAGCGTTGCTCAACAAGCCGTTGAAAGGCTGGTTAGTTGCAGTGGCAGAAGTCACATCGTTACCATCGCTGGTAGCCAGGTTCAGCACAGAAGTGCCGTCTGTCTCGTTGCCGGAACGTGTGCCAGCGAACGAATACAGGGAACCAAAACGGCGACCGTTGTTGGGGCTAGAGCCTTGAGTTGCAGCTTGGCCGCTGTACTTGATGGAAGCGCCGTCAGCACGAACCATCTGGAGTTCAACGTCAAACATGATCTCAGTCAATTGCTTGACTTCTTGATAGGCTTGTGGATCGCCACCAGCTTGCTCAACAGCACGGGCAGTACCTGTAGCACCAATGACGGTGGTAAAGATCTGTGTGTAGTTACCGCAGTTAGCACGGGTGTTGTCAGCAGCTTGCGATGCGGACACAGCAGCGCCTTCCAACTTGGCGTTCAGGGCCGGAGTACGGTAGTAATCCACAGGCCAGATGTGCAGAGTCGAGTTGACTTTGCGCTTCTTGGACATAGCCATGTTGGTCAGGGGGGTACGGTCTTTAACATAGTTAGAGACAGTCATGTCGAGGTCTTTGACCACGATGTCGGTGGTATACGAGCCGTTGCCGTTACCGAGGTTTGCAGAGGTGATAGTAGACATTCAAAACTCCTGTTTATCGCTTGCGTTTATTTGCTGCAAGCATGGTTGCTAAAAGATCGCGTGCTGCATTCTTATCGCCAGATTTAGCTTGCTTTTGAAGTTTTTCCATCTCATTATCTGGAGCGGTTTTGGCCTTTGAAACGGGGCGACTAGCAGCAGCTAGAGAACCACCAGCATTCTTGACCTTAGGGCCTTCACGGAACTTCATACCGTCCCGAACCAACCCCAGCAAATATTCATCACTGGAAACCAAATCAATGTTTGGCACACCGGGGATAAACGAACTGCTTGCACCTTTCCAGTCTTTACTGAGCTTCTCTCGTAGTTCAGAAAAGACAGCCTTGTTGCTCAACTCTTTATCAGTAAACGACTGCCTGGCTTTTTCCAAGGTTTCTTGGACCAATGCAGAGCGATGCTGATAGAACTGGTCAACTTTAGGCCGATTCGTCCGAATAAACTGCGACTTCTCTTCGATTAACTGAGCGTTTTGACGCATTGCTGCTTCAGCACGGCTCCGTTCAGCGGGATCAGTCGTGTTTTGATAGATTTGCTGCCATTGCTGGTTATATTCTTGGATGGTAATCAGCTCATCAGCAGCAGTTTGCAACTGAGGAACGATTGTCAACTCCAAGCCTATTTGCAAACCATCAAGTTCACTCTTACGCTTCGATTCATATTCTTCAAAATCTGCTTTTTCGGCTTTAAGCTTACGAGCATTTTCATGGATAGCACTACCTTGACCCAGAATAGAAGCTGCCTTCTCTGCTGTCAATTCAATAAAGC